ACAGCTACAGTCAATGGTGCTATATCAAGTTCAACGACTGTAACAGTAGACACATCATCAACATTGACACTTATAGATGTTGGTCAAACAGTTACAGGTACAGGTATATCAGGAACAGTTAAGGTTGTTAGAAGAAGAGGTTTAGTAATTACTTTATCATCAGCACAAACTATAGCTGATGGTGTAACTCTAACATTCACAGAAGAACTCTATACAGCAAATGGCATAACAAATATGTCTGCTAGTGGTAGTGATGTCATAGAAGGATTGCTAAGTTCTTGTGCAGGTAAGTTATCTTATATAGATGGTAAGTTTGTAATGTTTGCAGGTGCTTCTGTTACGCCTGATATGACAATCACAGACGATAATTTATTAGCACCGATATCTATAGCTACAAAACAAAGTAGTGGAGAGTCTTTTAATACTGTAAAAGCTGTATATGTAGATGCTAATAATAATTATATAGCTACCGATTCACCTGTTTACACAGATAGCACTTTTTTAAGTAACGACACCCCAACTGGAGAATCTTCAGCAAATTATAGAAAATCTTTAGAAATACAGTTGCCATTTACAGATACAACTACAATGGCACAAAGGTTACAAAGAACAGCTTTATTGCATACTAGAAAAGAAGTCAGTCTTTCAGTTCTTTGCAATATTGCTTATATGCAACTACAACCATTTGATTGGGTTTACCTTACAAACGAAAGACTGGGTTATACAAACAAAACATTTGAAGTTTTAAGCACAAATTTAGAAGTTATAGAATCAGATGATGTTCCAGTTCTTGCTACAAGACTTGCCCTGAAAGAGATTGATTCTTCTGTATATGCATTTGCTTCAAGTAGTTATACCAGTCCCATAGACGAAGGCACAAGCGTTTCTACAGGTAGTTTTAGCGTAACAGCACCAACTAACCTATCAGTATCAGCAACTTTAATTAACACTGGTTATGATTTACAAGTTCAGTGGACAAACAACCCTGATGATTTAATACAAGGAACTGAAATACTCTATGGTACATCTTCAGGTACTTATATCGGCTCGTTGATTGCAGGTAAAGGTAAAACTAAAGAAATCATACCTAATGTAAAAGCTAATTCAGTTTATTACATAGTAGCTAGACATTTTTCAGCTAATAATGTTTTTAGTGCTAATACAAGTGAAGTTAATATAAATACTAGTTCAGGAACAGGTATAGCAACACCATCTGCTCCTACTTCTTTATCAGCTACTACAGGTAAACCATTATCTATAGGTTTGTCTTGGGTAAATCCAAGTAACACTGATTTAAGGGATATTAAGATTTATAGAGCTACAAGTTCAGGGTTTACACCCAATGATGGTACTAATCTTGTAAGAACGATAGCAGGTGTTCCAAGTGCTACACAAAAGGTATCTTTTGGTATTGATGATGGTCTTTCAGATTCAACTACATATTATTTTAAAGTTAAAGCTGTGTCTTTTTTTGATAAAGTATCTAGTGCATCTAGTCAGGCTGCTGGTTCTTTTACAAAGGTAGAAGCTACAGACATTGTTATACCTAATTTTTCAGGTTATTTTCATGTAGAGGGTAACACAACTACTGCTCTTTCAGATTCAGCATTCAACACAGCACATGGAAGATTACCTTTTGATGATGATGTTTTAATTATGGTCAACACCAGTGCTAGTCCAAAAGTATCAAAAGCCTATAAATATTCAGGGACATCAGGAAGTGGTGGTTCTTTTGTAGAGATCAGTAATTTCACTACAGGCGATTTAGTTGTAGATGGCACGATAGCAGGTGCAAAGGTAATAGCAGGTAGTATAGATGCAGACAGAATCACAGCAGGTACTATAACTTCAGCTTCAGGTGTCTTTGGTTCTATAAGTGCTAATGATATAGATACAGGTACTTTAAATGCAGCCAATGTGACTGTTAGTGGTGGTGATGTAACTATTAACAATTCAGGTATTGCAATTAATGGTTCTTCGTCATCTATTAATTTAGGTTCAGGTGCTTTTATTGTGACAAGTGGTGGAGCATTAACTGCAACAAGTGCCACAATAACTGGCTCAGTTACAGCTACTTCATTAAATGTGACTAACGCCACTGTTACAGGTACTTTAGATGCTAGTGTTATTACATTAAATAACGAGCCTTTAGATGATGTTTTAACTTATTCAGAAGTTGGTGGTATTGGTTTACTAACTCTTAATGAAGGAGCTGCTATTGATGGAGATTTTGTTGTAGCTGGTAATTTTGAAGCTACAGGAACTCAACCTGATTTAATAATTGGTAAAGTTACTGGAATATCAAGCGATACTACACAAGCAGATGCAATACTAAGAAGTTCAACAGGTAGTGGTGGTTTTAGAATACAGGCAGGTTCAGGAAATACGCAAGTTGTTGGCTTGGTTTATGATGCTGTTGGTGGCACAACCCTATCTGCAGATGGTGGAGCAAGTGGCACATTCAAGATTAATGCAGATGGTGCTTTAGCTCTAACATTTGACTCATCACAGAACGCAACCTTCACTGGAGAGGTTACAGCAGATGCTTTAGCCTTACCATCACAAACACCAAGCACTACAACTAACAAACTATATAACGTAAGTGGTTCTTTATACTTTAATGGTTCTGCTGTCGGTGGTGGTGGAACTGGAGACATTACTTCAGTCGGTGCAGGTACTAACCTTAATGGTGGTGGCACGTCAGGTGCTGTCACTCTTAATCTTGATACTGCACTAACAGGTTTAACAAGCATAGCTTTATCAGGAAATATGACAGTAACAGGAACTGTTGATGGTAGAGATATTTCAGCAGATGGTTCAAAATTAGATGGCATAGAAAGTGGTGCTACAGCAGACCAAACACAAGCACAAATAAACGCACTTGGTATTACTGCAACAGGGTTATCAGGTAGTCCAAATATTACAGTTGGAACTATATCATCAGGTGCAATAACAAGTTCAGGTGCAGTAAAAGGAACTGAATTTGGTTCAAGTTCTACAACAGCATCAATAGATTACAAAGGTCATAATGGTAAAAATCTTATATCAGCAGTTGATGGTGCAGCTTATTATTATGGTTCTGATAGTGGTGATTATGGAATTGTTATACAAAGTGCTGCACCAATATGTAGATCATTAAAAATTGGAACTGTAAATGCAGGAACGACTGTTATAGATAGTTCTCGTAATATGAGCAACATAGGAACTATATCTTCAGGTGAAATAACAAGTAGTGGCAACGTAACAGCCTTTTCAGACAAAAGATTAAAAACAAACATACAAACACTAGACAGTAAAAAAGCATTACAAATGCGTGGTGTTAGCTTTATTAAAGATAGTGTTAAAAGTAGTGGTGTTATTGCACAAGAAATAGAAGAAATAGCACCTGAACTTGTAATGACTGCAGATGATGAAATGGGTACTAAGTCAGTAGCATATGGCAACTTAGTTGGATATTTAATTGAAACTGTTAAAGACCAACAAAAGCAAATAGATGCATTAAAGGTTAGGTTAGATAATGACTCTAGCATCTAGTGGAACTATGTCCATTGGTGGCACTACAACTGACAGGTCAATTAATGTTGAATTAGGGAGATCAGCAACTGCTACATCATCTATGGGTGAAACAGATTTAAGAAGTCTTGCAGGTGTATCTTCAGGTGCAATATCTATGTCTAACTTTTATGGTGCATCTTATTATGATTGGATTGTTACAGTCACTAATGCAGCAACTACAATTTTTGGTCAATCATTTCAGGGTTATGGTAATGTTGGCTCTACAGCTTTTGGCTCTGTGTCAGATGCAACTTGTGATTTATATAGCACTAATCCAAGTTGGCAATGGTACGCTGTAAATAATAATGCAACCCAGTTTTATATTTCTGATACAACTGGAACACCTACAGGAAACGCAGGGTGGACTACAGTTGATATTTATTACAATCAGTCAAATACAAGTGGCACACCAAATGCAACTCGTACAAGAAGTAGTCTAACTTTTCAGCAGGTAGGAAGCACTAGAATTTGGACTATGGCTGATAGTTCAACAGCAGCAGGTGTTTTTTCTAGTCCGACATCATCTCCTGTTACTTTAGGTTTTAAATAATGGAATATGAAACAGTACAACGAGAAAGCGATAATTTTATTAATTTTTATATAGCTACAAGAACATCAGATGGAGCTATATTTGAAGTGCCATGCGTTTTAGATGCAGATGGCAATGTTGACACTGATGCTACACAAAGCAAAATGGAGCAACATATTATAACGTCTGATGAAATAAGGTCTTACTCTGAATAATTATGGATATGGCAATAAAAGTAATTCAAGAGGTTGGTTTTCCAATAGCAGCTTCTGTTGGCTTGGGTTGGTTTATATACAAACTAATTATGCGTATTGTAGATGGCATGGAAACTAAACTTGATAATGTTGATGAAAAAGTAGAATCACAAATAGCAGCTATAGAAGAACGACTAGGCACAAAACTTGACTCACAACATGGAATACTAGTAGCATTAATTGATAGGGTGCGTAGTTTAGACAATGAAATTATAAGACAAGACACTTTAATTAAAACTATTCTTGGCGTACCTCAACTTATAGATAGCAGTAAAATTGCTAAGGCAGATAGAGATGACCAAAGAAAAGATTAAGAAGAAAAGAGGTAGACCTAGTAACGCTGAACTAAAGCGTAGGAAAGATGAACTAGAAAAAACTAGAATAACATGGTTTGTAGTGGCTTTTGGATTGGCTTTAATTATAGGCATATTTGTACAAAATCTTAAAGCAGACCAAATAGTTCATAAGTTTAAGTCACCTAGTTTTAGTGGGATTAATACATCTAGTCATTATCTGACCATTGAAAACCAAGAATTTAATAGAAAACAAAAAATAAAAGATGAGATTAAAGCTGCTAAAGAAGAAGCAGAAAGAGATAAAGAAAATTCTACAGTGCAAAGATTTATTAGAAATTTTGAAAGTAGAGTATATGCAGAACTTAGCAGACAGCTAATCGCTAATTTATTTGGTGAAACACCACAGTCAAGTGGAACTATATCCTTAGAAGGAAATACTATAGAGTATTCATCTGATGGAACATATTTAACTTTAAAAATAACCGAAGCAGATGGCACAGTTACAGAAATTACAATACCTATCGGTTCTTTTACTTTCTAGTTGTTCAATTTTTAACCAGTTTGAAGATACTGTAGAACTTAGATACAAGTCTAAGGATATAGTAAATATTGCAGAGTTAAATTCAGAAGAACTTGCTAATGTAAAAAAACCTTCAGTGCTACCTGTTGTAGCAGTTTACCCTTCAGCGTTTACAGATCAAACAGGACAGCGTAAAAGCAACAGTGAGTTTGCTTTGTTTTCTACTGCTGTAACCCAAGCACCACACACTTTATTAATTAGAGCATTAAAACATGCAAGTAATGGTGAGTTCTTTAGGGTGGTAGAAAGGGTGGGTTTAGATAATCTAACTAAAGAAAGACAGTTGATAAGGTCTGCAAGAGAACAATTTGCAAAAGAAGGTGAAGATAAGAATGTACCACCACTGCTATTTGCAGGTGTCTTGTTAGAAGGTGCTGTAATAAGTTATGATAGTAACTTGTCAACTGGTGGCGTTGGTGCTAGGTAT